CATTTCTTCAGCATCTTTATCTCCTGAAACTGCATCTGGTAAAACTTCTTGCAGTTCGTGAGCCATAACTCCATAACTTCTACTTTCATCTGATTTCCATTTAAAGTCATAAACAGGTATTTTAGAAACCATATCTAATCCTGCAAAGTCTTGTAAATCTTCTTTTAATCTATAATCTGATGAAGTATTATAAGCTGTTGTTGTGCCTGTAATTGTTATATTTCCAACTGCACCATTTGGATTATGAAATGTAACTAAAGAACCTGCAATTACAGAACTTGATGCCATTCTTAATTGAACCTTATCAGTAGAAACAGGAATAAACCCACTACCATAAACAGAAGTTCCATCAGGCACTCCTGTTGTTCCAATTAATACATCCCCCCCAGATGTTATACGCATTCTTTCTGCACCTCCTGTTTCAAATTGTAATGGCACATAACTTCCGCTACTACCAAAAGTTGCTGAAATATTTGTTTGAGTAGAAGAAGCTGAAAATAATAATTGATTATCTCCACTATCTTGAGCTAACGCAGCAATTTCTCCTTTTACTAATAATTCCCTTCCTAGAGCAGGGGCAGTTTTTATACCTACATTTCCTGCAAAAGTTGCGTTTCCATTATTTGCTAAAACTAATGCAGACCCACTAGCACCAGTAGCTAAAGTTAAGGCACTTCTCGCATTACCCAAAGTAACACTTGCTCCATTATGAGCAACATAAAATTGTTCAGCACCTGGTACTCCTGTATTTTCATTTCTTGTGTTTATTAAAGAATTGCCTGCTTCTAAAGCAGTACTAACTGTTAGGCTTGTAGATAATACGTTTCCTGCAAAAGTTGCGTTTTGTGATGTATCTAAAGTTAATGCAGTATTACTTGAACCATTAGACCTTAAAACAAGTGATTTTCCACTTAATCCTGCTACTACTGCAATTCCTGTATCAAAAGTTAATCTTCCTGAATCGTGAGCAACACCCCAATTCAATGTACCATCACTATAAAGTTCTATTTTATTATTAACACTTACATCTCCTGCAAAAGTTGCGTCTCCACCATTTAATATAGAAAATTTAGAAGCAGCAGAACTATTATAAACTTCAAAACATTTTGTATCGGTTGCACCTATAAATCCTCTTATTGTACCTGAAATTACTTGTTGTATTAATGCAGTATTTCCGTCTGTTCTATTAATAGATAAAGGTGTTGATGCGTTCGTAATACTTACATTTCCTGTAAAAGTTGCGTTACTTGAACTGTCAAAATTTAAAGCTACATTTCCGTTAGAAGCTATTCCAATATTTGTAGTTGAACTTTTAAATAAACCATAACCTGAACCTGTATTTTCACGAACTAAATATCCTGATGTGTTGCTTACGTTGTATTGTGTAGCAGTTACATTTTGTCTAAAACTTGCGTTTCCACCATCTGCCATATTTAAGGTTAATGCAGTAATAGAAAAACCGCCATCGTTTCCTAAAAACTTTATAGATTTATCTTGTATTGTGGAATAAATATTAAGGTTACTACTAGCATTATTAAATGCACCATAAGTTGTTCCATTTACCCTTAATCTAATATCATCTCCACCTGCATCAAATGCTATATCTCCTGCTGCATCTAATATTATATCATCTGCTGCTGCAATAGTAAAAATTCCTACACTGCTTTCTGTTAAAGTTGCTGCATTAGAGCCGTCCCCAGAAATAGATAGTGAGCCACCTGTTAAGGCTACATCCTTTGCAAAAGTTGCGTTTTGAGATGTATCTAATTCTAAAGCAAGCGTACTACCGTTTGTTCCAAATTTAATACCCCTACTAGCCATTCCGTAAATTAAAGCATAACCTGTATCCCAAGTTAACTGACCATAATCAGCATTATTACCCCATTGAAGTGTACCATTATCTTGAATTATTACCCTATTATTAACATTTACAATACTACTTGTTTCTAAAGCTGCTATAACTAAATCTGCTGCTACATATCCTGTGCCACCTATATTTACTGTTGTTGTAGGTTCTATGGTTGTGCCTTTGAATAATCTAAATTTATTACTATCCGATGCATCAGAAAACAATCCTAAATATCTGGCAGTTCCATCATTATACTTACCATAGAAACCTATATCTACAGAATTTGCTGCATTGTCTTTTGATAGTTCTATTAATGGGTCTTCTACTGCTAGTGTTTGTGTGTTTATAGTTGTAGTCGTTCCGTTTACAGTTAA